GGATGGGAATGATCGACCGTCGCCGTCAACGCATCATGGATCGAACGGGCGCGGCAGAAGTAGGACCCGGCCTCACCGCAACCATCCGGACGCTCCAGTCGTCAACCACCCCACCACCGCACAAGGAGCACCCGCATGCCGATCAACTTCGAGAAGGTCCCCGCCGGGCTCGTCAGCCTTGCCAAGACCGCCGCCGTTTCCCTGGAAAAGCAGGGACTCGCCGGAAGCCAGGCCGCCATCTACCTCGTCCTAGACCGGTCCGGCAGCATGCGCCGCTACTACAAGGACGGCAGCATGCAGCACCTCGCCGAGCAGGCCCTCGCCCTGTCCGCGAACCTCGACGACGATGGAGTGGTGCCCCTCGTCTTCTTCGACACCGGCGCCCACGACACCGTCGACCTCAGCCTCGACAACTACACCGGCCGCATCGCCAAACTCCACGAAGCGCTCGGCCACATGGGCACCACCAACTACGCCGCCGCCATGGACGCCGTCATTAACCACTACCTCGACAGCAATGCCAAAGCCCCCGCCTTCGTCATCTTCCAGACCGACGGCTCACCCGACTCCCGCCGCGCCGCCGAAAAAACCCTGTGCAAGGCCGCCAAGCTGCCCATCTTCTGGCAGTTCATCGGCTACGGCGACGACGAGTTCAAGTTCCTCCACAAGCTCGACGACCTCGCCGTTCCCCAGAAGCGGGTCGTCGACAACGCCGGATTCTTCCCGGCAGGCAAAGACCCCAAGCTGATCCCCGACGGCGTCCTCTACGACCGCCTCATGGACGAGTTCCCCGACTGGCTGCGCGCCGCGGCAGCCGCTGGAATCGTCAGCTGAGTAGCCCCGCCAGCGAGCCCCAGCCGCGACAACAGGGCTGGGGCTCTCGGATGTACGGAGTTGTCAACGAACCCGACCAGCCGCCCACTTCAAACGTCACAACACGCACACACCAACCGGGGGACACCATGAGACGCACCATCGCAGCCGCCGCCGCAGTACTCGCACTGACCGCCACCGCCGGCTGCGGAGGGGGCAACACCGGCAAGCCGGCCGCCGCCAGCACCAAGCCCACCCCGGTCATCACCGCCGAGCCCAGCTACGACGTCCACGACTGCCAAGCCCTCCTCGAACGCAACTACGACGAGGGCAACGTCCACGACGCATCCAGCGAACCCCAATGCGGCAGCCTCACCCACGACGAGTACATCGGCATCGCCAAGAAGGTCATCACCGGTCACAAGGACGACATCCTCGACACCGCCGCCAACCAGGACGACTGGGACACAGCGTGGGAGCAGACCGACGCCGAGCAGCAGAACCTCGTCTGTGACCGGCTGAACGAAGACGGCGCGACCGTCGTCGGCAAAGAGATGGCTGACAGCACCGGCGACGACGAGACCGAGCAGATCAACATGGCCCGGTACCTGCTCACAGAGAAGTGCTGATCTGATCGACGGGGCGCGGGCGGGGAACGCTGGAGGTAACCGACCTTCAGGAGGTGATCACCGCTGTAGCCAGACAATGCAGGTACGTTCCGAAGGCACAGTGGCGTTAGCTGGGCCTTCGCCACCCGACAAAAGTTCGCCCTGCAAGTGGTCGCACCGCAACCAGCGGAGCGCCCCGTACAAGACGCTGCCGCGCAGGACAGGCAGGCCGCCGCTAAGCGGCAGCCAGCCCGCGTGAGCCCCCGCCCGCCCCTTCCTCGGTGCCGTCCTGCCCTTCGTCCGCACCAGCCTCCGGCGAGCCACCCCCCTCGTCCTGCTGCACGTTCGGGTCGACGCCGCCGCCCGTGTTGAACGGGTCGCCGGCCGGAACCATGCCGGTCCGCTGGTCGTCGCGGATCCGCTGCACCTCCGCCTCGACCTCCTCGTCGTCGAGCTCGGGGGAGCGCCACTTCACCTTCATGAAGTCGGAGATCGCGCCCGCGGAGTCGAGGAGCTGCAAGGTGCGGGCCGTGGCCTCCGGATCCGGCTGAACGGCGGGCGGCCATGATGCCGTCAGCTCCGCCGCAGGGTCGACGCCCTTCGCCCCGCAGTGCTTCACGTCGACCATCATCATCGTCGTCAGATGGTCGAGCAGGGCGGGCCGCTGATACAGGAGTTTGGCGCCGCGGGTCGTCAGCGACTCTTCCTTGCGGGCCACCACCTCCGTAGCCGTCGCCGCGATCGTGCCAGCCTCACCGAACCCCTGCGCGCTGTAGCCGGCCGAGGAGAGGATCTGCAGGCGTAGCGCCTTCGTCGTCCGCTCATGCTCCTCCACCCGGATCGCGAACTGGACTTCGGTGATCGAGTCCTTCATCGTGTCCGCGCCCAGCAGGCCAGACAGGGCGACGATCAGTTCCTTGTCCAGGTCGAACCGGCCCCCGCTGCCGGGCCCGTCCGTGTCGAGCATGGTCTGCGGGATCACGAGCCGCGCCTTGCCGAGCCGCAAGTCGCGAATCCAGCTCGTCCAGCCCTCATCGAGGGCATCCATGAACGGCTCGACGCCAGCCAGGTCGGAGCGCCCCAGCGGCGCCGTGCCGGGCACGCCATCCCACACCCGGTTGGGCAGCATGTTCGGCAAATGCGTGATCAACAGACGGGGAATGCCTGTCTCCTGACGGCCCAGAATGTCGACGCCCCTCATCCTTGTCAGGAACTCGCTGTCGGGATGGTCGGCGAACTCCATCCGCATGCCCACGCTGTCGACACCGCCCCGGTAGACGCCGTACTCGATGGCCCCCGGCGTGTGGTATTCCAGCAACCGCCACACCTCGGCGGCGTCCTTCAGCGGGGCCAGCTCCCGCCACACCGTGGCCGCAGCCAGTGCACCCCACCGCCACTCGGGAACCACCGCATCCGCCGGAATGACGTCCGTCCACGGGCGGGGGCGCAACGCCGTATCCCAGACGACCCGCAGGTAGGCGTTGGACAAGCCCGCCGTCAGCTCGGAGGCTTCCCGCATCTTGGCGTGCCCGCGGTCGTCGAGGTAGCGGCCGATCTGCGCCTGCGTCGTCTTCGCGTTGGCTTTGTCGGTGGAGTTGCTGTCGACGGTCACCTGCGGGACGTCCGCCCACAGCAGGTTCGCCGACATTTCTGCGATGTCCCCGGCGATCGGCGCATGCAGCTTCGCCGACTCCTGCCCGGGAGAAGGCTTCGTTCCCCAGAAGGTGCGCAGCTCACCGACGGCTGCCCGCCGCCGATCCACCTCGAAGAACTCCCGGGCGAGCGCGTTATTGCGGTAGTTCGCCACCCCGCCATACACGGCGGCCAGATGATCCGTGTTGCCGGAGTACCAGGCGCGCCACATGTCCATGTCGGCGTGCGGGATTTCCAGGGCGGGCGGCGGCCACGGAGCGTTGGTGATGGGCAGCGGCATGGGGATCTCCTTGTCAGGCTGCAACGGCGAGCTTGTGCTGCCACAGGGGGCGGGTCGTAAAAATGGCGTACCTCAGCGCGTCGCACGAGTGGTCCGCTGCCTTGATCGGCTTGTCTTCCCCCTTCTCGGCCGCCTTGTCATCCCAGGCGTAGCCGCTGATCTCTGCGATCAGCTCCTTGCAGGAGGAGTGGACACGAAGACGCTGCGTCGCCAGCAGCGAGGACACGGTCCTGATGCCGTCGAGTACCGAGTTGTTGGCCGGCGTCGGAGTGAGACGGTCCCGCTTGAGCTGGGCGACGAATGACGCGGCGGACGGGTCGACGGTGACGAACTGCGGGCGCACCATGCCGATCCGTGGCACGTCGTCCAGCCAGGCCCGAAGCCGCTCCGAGTACTCGACGTCAGTCAGCTGCCGCCTCTGATGGCGGGCGTCGTACCGCCACTCCGAGGCGACGTAGAGACGCCGGTCGACGCCGAGCCCCAGGAGCACAGCAGCGAAGGCGTTCGTCGTTCCGTAGTCAACGCCCACGGCGAGCCAGCGGTGAATCTGGGGGAGGATGTCGACGACGTGACGGTCCTCGTCCCACATGTCGTAGATGGCGCCCTCGGCGGCCACCCAGAGCCCCTCAAGGAACCGCTTCCGCCACAGGCCCGTGTACTCGGTGCTCAGGTTGGCGACGTACTCGGCGGTCAGGCTCGGGTTGTCCTTCAGCGTGAAGTGCCACGACCGCATGTTCAGCTCGTCCTCCCGGGAGAGGAAGTCGCGGCGTACCCAGTGGCTCGGACCGTCAGGGTTGGTGCTGGCGAAGAGTCGGGCGTTGGGCACGCTGAGGCGGCCGAGCAGCTGCTTGACGAAGCCCTCCGGGAGGAGGGTCAACTCGTCAGCCATTGCGAGGCATGCCGTGAGTCCCCGAAGGCGCCCCTCCGCGCGGGCGTCCGATGCGCCGACGAGATGCACAGTGCGGCCCAGGATGACCGCCGTCGTGGCGCCCCGCGTGTGGATCACCTGCCCGGCGAGTGATCCGAACAGCTCCGGGTCCTGCATCGGCTCCAGCACGTTGCGCTCGATCGTCTGCAACGAACGCCCGACGATCAAGATGAGGCCCGACGGGGGTGCCTGCGCCACAGCGATGAAGAACGCCAGAGTGACCGCGATCGACTTGCCGCTACGCACCGAGCCATGGGCCAGATTTATGCGCGCAGTAGACCGACCGACAAAGTCGATCTGCTTGCGGGAGAGCGGCAGGCTGGCCGCGGTAGGCGTCACGGCGTCGGCTGCTCGTCCTCGCCATCGGGCCGCTCGTGGTCCTGATTGGCAAGTGCTGCGAGTCCGCTGAACAGGTTGCCGAGCATCGACTTGGCCTCGTCTTCGCTACCGCCCGACACCTCCAGCGGCGCCAGCTTCAGCGACCGGTCGATGGCCATGCCGGCGGTGCCCATGAGGGCGCGCTTGTCCGCGGCGGGTGCTTCGTCGAGGGTCTCGGATGCGAAGACGTTGTCTTTGCCTCCGAACGCGTAGACGAGGGTGGGTTCCCACATTTGGGCGCGCAGCTTCTCAGCGTCGGAGACGAGGTCTTCGGCGAGTAGCGCCCGGCGTTCGGCGAGGTCGGCGAGGCGCGCCCGGGTCGCCGTCTCGATTTTGGAGCGGTCGAATTCGAGGTTGAGGTGGGCGGCGGTGCGGGACACGACCGAGCTGGTGATTTTCATGGCGCGGCTGATGGCGTTCCGGCCCAGTCCTTGGGCGTGCAGCTCGCGGAGTTCGTCCCATCGGGCCTCCGCCATGAGGCCGTAGTGGTTCTTGCACCCCTTGGTCATGTGGTCCTCCGGTCGGTGCGGGCGCGCTGGCGCAGGAGTTGGGGGAGTGGGGTGCCGTCGATCGGCCAGGCCGGCGACCACGGGATCAGGGCGCAGCGGCAGTGTGGGTGCCGTGGCGGGCCGTCGGTCGGTGTGGCGAACACGGTGCGCTTCGGGTCGGTGGACAGCCCGCCGGGGAACTTCTCGCCGGGCCGGATGTGGAGGCCTGCGTAGGCGCGGCAGGCGGGACACGCGCCGATCTCGGTAACCCACAGGAGGCGGACGTCGGTGCCGAGCGCGCGGGCGACGAGCAGGCTGGCGTGGGCGGCTGCGCTGCCGATGGCGACCGCGGTGGCGGTGGCGATCCTGCCGACGGCGCGGCGGGCCCGCTTGAACGCGCTGTTGAGTCCGGCGAGCCCGGTGGCGGTGAGCCCAGCCGTGGTGAGCAGGGCGAGGGCGTGGCCCTGCTCCTGCTGGACGGCGGCGGGGATGCTGTCGGCGGCCTGCTGCGCCTCGACGCCTGGGGCGGCCTGGATGGGCGGGGTGGGCTGTCGGCGCATGGTGGCGGCGAGCTGTGAGGCGTGCTGCATTCCGGCCTGCGCGGCGGTGAATGAGGCCCTCTCGGCCGCGAGTTGCGCCTGCCTGCCTTTGCCGCGGAAGGCGTCGTGGAGCAGCTGGCGTACCCAGTCGAGGAACTCGCGGAGCCGGGCGGGGATCTGCTGCCCGACGGTTTCGCGGACCCAGCGGGTGAGGGCGGCGGCTTGTGCGTCGGTGATGGCTTGGGCGAGGGGGCGGGTGGCGTCGGCGATGGCCCGCTGCTCGAGGCTGCGGATCTTGTCGGGGAGTTGTTCGGCGCTGTCTGCGATGCGTCCGCTGTCCATACGCCACCCCTCCCGATCTTTGGAATCTAAGGAAATCTTGCCTTCTTGCCTTTGATTGTGCAGCATAGAGGCAGGTTCAGGGTTAACATCGACGCCAACGCGAGGCGATCAAGGCATCGCCGTACCGCGCAGGCCGCCCAAGGAGGCTCCCGATGACGACCCCCGCCCCCGCGACACCCGCCAACGACCCGGCCCCGGACCCGAGCACCCAGCCCGGCACCCCGCCCGAGACGCCGGCACCCGCACCGACTCCGCCAGAGCCGGCCACACCCGCCGCAACGCCCGCCGAGCCGAAGCCCGCCGATGAACCCAAGGGGAAGTCCCCGGAGTTCAAGGGCGAGTTCGACCCGGCGAAGTTCCAGAAGCTCGTCGAAAACCTCCGCGGAGACGTCGCAACCGAGAAGGCCAAGCGCGAAACCGCAGAGCAGAAAGCCGCAGATGACCAAGCAGCCTTCATGAAGAAGGTCGCCGCCGCCTTCGGCATCGAGACCGACGAGAAGAAGCCGCCCACCCCCGAAGAGCTCGCCAAGGAGCTGGAAGCGGCCCGCGGAGAGACCAAGGAGTCTCGCGCGCAGGTCCGCCAGACAC